CCGCGTAATACACACCCACAGGAGATTCAATGAGCATTAAGTCCGCACCGAAGCATGAAATCCGCCAGATCAAAGCGACCGAACTTCGCGTTTCGACCAATGCAGACGGCAATCGCGTCCTCTCCGGATACGCATCGGTATTCAACAGCCTCTCGTGCGACATGGGCGGATGGTTCGAGATGGTCGCACCGACTGCGTTCACTCGCACGTTGGATGAAAACCCAGACGTGCTCTGTTTGTATTCGCATGACACCTCACTCGTACTTGGTCGCACCAGTTCCGGTACGTTGACGATCTCCACCGACGCAAAGGGACTCAAGTTCGAATGCATCCTTCCCAAGACGACCGCTGCAGCTGATTTGATCGTCCTTGTTGAGCGGGGAGATGTTTCCGGGTGCAGTTTCGGTTTCGTATGCGTCGCCGATGTATGGTCTGAGGATTCAACTGGCCGGTACATCCGCACTTTGCTCGATGTCGATCTTTACGAGATCACAGCGACTGCGCTGCCGGCCTATGACGACACCAGTCTCTCTCTCCGCTCCGCACCGATCGAGATGCGTTCGAAGATCAAGGCGATCGAGAAACGCAACGTCGGATGCCAGTGTACGTGTGATACCTGCGTTGATTCCGACGGAGAAGATTGCGCCAACTGCACCAACGATGATTGCGATGACCTCAATTGTGGCGAGTGCCGTAGCAAGCCCACCCCAGCGCCAGTGGTTGCTCCTGTAGCAGATGCCGCGGCCGACGAAGAAGCCCGCGAGTGGAAAGCCAACATTGAAATCCGTCTGAAACTCCTGTCGCTCAAGAGCAAATAACCACAACCTCTGCAAGGTGCCAACGGTCAGCCCCGCGCTGTGCTTTCAATAGCAACCGACAACTTGCCGCACGGAAGCATGGGCATACGCCCAATGCTGTCCTGCACCTCACCGCAAGCACCTAGCCCACATCCTCCGGACACTACACCCCGGCGCACCAGTAACGCCTGCACACCATACCGTGCAGATGAAGGAATCTACCATGCCTACTATCAAGGATATGTGCGAGCAGCGCACGAAGCTGATCACCGACGCCCAGGCGCTCGTGCTCGGCGAGAAGGTAACAGTTGAGCAGCGCGCCCAGGCCAACAAGATGGTTGCCGACGTCGAGATTCTCGAAGCCGACATCAACACAGCCCAGCGGCTGGAGAAGTTCGAGCTCGAGTCCCGCTCCAGCGTCAAGCCTCCCCGTGGCGCGCCTGCAGCCGGCTCCGACGAATCGGCAGAGAAGTCTGCCAAGGAAGTTCGTGCATTCGAACACTACATTAGGACCGGTGAGAAGCGCGACCTGACTACGACCTCGATGGGCGCAGTTATCCCGCAGCTGTTCAACTCCCAGATCGTCGACGCGCAGAAGCTCGTTGGTAACCTGGTGAGCGTCGTCGGCAAGAAAGTTACCGACATGAGCGGCGCGCCGTTGAAGGTTGGCATGACCAACGACACTGGCAACACCCTTACCACCATGACCGGTGAAACTACCGTCGTGGGTGAAGCTGATCCGGCTGTAAGTGGCTTCATCATGCAGGTGGACACCGTCGCGACTTCCGTGAAGGTGAGCTATCAGGAGCTCGAAGACAACAGCTTCGATGTCGCTTCCTGGATCAAGACTAAGTTCGGCATTCGCTACTTCCGCGGGCTGGAGTATTTGCTGGCAAACGGCAATGCGTCCAACGTGGCGTCCGTCGTGTCGACTGCAACGCTTGGTGCAACTTCCGAGGCGGCTGGCTTGATCGGCTACGACGATTTCGTGGCGATCTATTCGGCGCTCGATCCCGCGTATGAAGGCAATGCGAACTGGGCGATGAACTCCACCACCCGCGCCCGCGTCATGGGTCTCAAGGATACGCTCGGTCGTCCGCTGTTCATCCCGAACCCGAACTCCGGCGTTCTGGATCACATCCTGGGCCGTCCGATCGTCCTGTCGCAGCCTCTCCCTACGGCCTTCACTTCGGGCAATGTCGGCGTGCTGTATGGCGACTTCAACGAGGGATACCTGCTCCGCACGGATGGCCCGATGAGCATCCGGCGTTCGGATGATCGCTTCGTGGATTCGCTCGAAACCATCTTCGTGGCGTATGCCCGCGTCGGTGGTCACTCGACGGATGCTGGGACTCACCCGATTTTGGCCCTGCACACGCTGTAATCAACCTGGACGGACGGCTCGAATGCGGGCCGTCCAATCCAACTTACCCTCCAACGAGGCTCCCCGCCACATGCAGATCAGAATCACCAAGTCGTTTCTCGACCCTTCGCTATCGCCTCGCCCATTGATTACGAATGAACTGTTCGACCTGCCAGACGCCGTCGCTCAGAAGCTAATCGATGAAGGCCATGCACAAGTATGGACGCTAAATCAGCCGGGACAGAACCTGCCCGTGTCTATCGCTTCAACTCCACCCAAGATCCGGCGCGAACGCGCTGTTAGGTCCTAATGCCGCTCTCTCTACAAATCGTTGTGCAGCCCGCCGTCGAGCCAGTCACCGTCGATCTGGCCAAGAGCCAGTGCCGTGTAGATTACACCGACGACGATGCCTTGATCGCGGTATACATTACCGCCGCGCGCCAGTACGGAGAGAAATACACGCATCGCGCTTTCTACAACCAAACATGGCTGCGCACCATGGACTTCTTTCCCGCTTGCTGGAACTACAGCACGACCAACCCAGTCGAGTCGTCCGCCTACCCTTACGGATTCTGGGACAAGCTCACCATCGACATTCCCCGCGCCAACCTGGTATCAGTCACGTCAATCACCTACGTCGACAACTCCGGTGCGACTCAGACGCTCGATCCTTCGACCTACATCGTCGACAACACATCTACTCCAGGCCGCATTGCTCCAGTGCAAGGCGCCGCATGGCCGGCTGTATCGACCTTCATGCCAGGCTCGGTCAAGATCACATTCGTTGCCGGCTCATACGGAGACGGCGTTAAAGTCAACAACTGCCCGTCGACCGTCATGCTCGCAATTCTCCTTCTGGTAAATCACTTCTACGAGAACCGTAGTAACTCGAGCGAGGCAAACCTCAAGAACATTCCGCTCGGTGTCAACGCCCTTCTGGCCTCAGAGAAGGTCAGCATGTTTGGTTACCGATGAACGCCGGAAAGTTGAACAGGCGTGTACAGATCCAGTCGCAGACCACGACGCAGGACGCAGCCGGACAAGAACTCCAGGTGTGGTCTCAGATTTATACCTGCTGGGCGAGCATCGATGTCCTCCGTGGGCAGCTGACTCCCGCCAATTCTGAGCTGGTCTCGAAGGCCACCCACAACATCACCATCCGGTACACGTCGTCACTCATCATCGCAGCCAACCAGCGCGTGATCTACACCGAGACGGCGACGGGCGTGGTCCACACGTATTTCATCGAGGCGGTGCTCAATCCGAAGCAGGCCAACGTCGAGTTATCGCTGCTGGTTTATGAGCTGAAGGAGTCCGAGTAATGCTCGAAGTCGGCCTCACCACTCTGCTCACTTCCGCCCCAGCCCTCTCGGCCCTGATCGCCGCCCGGATCTACCCCATCGAGTTGCCCACCAATCCCACGCTCCCGGCCATCGCCTACAAGCTGGTCGGCTCGCAGTCAGAAGCGTCATTCTCCAGTCCAGGCTACCAGCGCAAGAGGATTGAGTTCGCAATCCACGCCGGGTCATACCTCCAAGCCATCACGGTCAAAGAGACGCTGATCTCGGTGCTGAATCGCTACACCGGCCTGCTCTCGGATGGGTCGTTTGTTTCCTCCTCTGAGCAGATCACAGGCACGGACCTGTTCATTGCCGACGATCTCGAGTACGTCTGCACCATCGAGTTCTATTTCGGGTACGTTGCCGCGGCCTGACCCTCAACCAGCACCACAAATCTCAACACAAGGTGATCCACAATGCCCACATCAGCAGTCTCGAAAGCCCAAGCCGCCGGTACCGGCGCAGTTATCTCCATCGGTGGAGTCACCGGTGTCGGAACGGACACGTTCGTCCCCATCGGTGAAGTCCTCACCGCCAAGTTCGCCGGCGCCAAGCGCGGCGTCGTGACGACCACGTCGTTCGACTCCGGCGGTGTCGCCTCCAAGCTCGGCACCGTGCTCGACTCGGGTAACGCCACGTTGACCACGACTCGGATCTCCGGTGATGCCGGACAGATGGCAGTCCTCGCGGCCTTCAACGCTCAGCCGTCCGTCGCGTATGACTTCAAGGTGGTTCTGCCGCTGGCTCCTGGTCAGCTCGCCACCGGCGACACGATCACGTTCAGCGCCGTCGTGAGCGCTGCTGGAGACTTCGATATCGACATCTCCAAGCAGAGTGAGAACTCCTTCACTCTGGACATCAGTGGACCGAAGGGTTTCACAGCCGGCGCCTAATCGCCCGTTTCATAAGTAAGCAAAGGGGATTGGGAATTGATTCCTAATCCCCTTTTTCATCTGTTTGGAGAGTGTATGACACCCGCAGCAAACGAGAACGCCACGCTTAAGCAAACCACTCTGACCATCAAGCGGAAGGAATACACCCTTCACCTTGACTTCGCCGCTCTATCCACGGCCGAAGCGCTTCTGAAGAAGCAGGGCATCCAGGCAAACCTTCTCCAGTCGCTGAACCTCTCTGCTCTCGACGCCTCCGGACTGGCCGCTCTACTGTACGCCGCGTTGAAGCGTGATCAGCCCGAGATGACTTACCTGGAAGCATTGGGCCTCATCTCGCTGCCGCACCTCAACAAGGTATTCGACGCCCTCCTCGAGGCCTACATCGCCGCCCAGAAGGACCCGGACGACGAGGACGCAAGCCCAAACGACTAGGGGGTGGCGAAACTCCACCCACCTATGAAGCCTTATGGCTATCGATATGGGCCACAGGTCGCAACGACCTTGGCCTGTCAGAGGATGACTTCTGGACATGCACGCCCCGCCAGTTTGACGCTCTCGTCCGCCACCATAAGAACCGCGTCGAGCACGATGAGTTGATGACCGCGCAGTTGATCGCCGCCACCATCAACTGCGGCATGTGTCGCCCAAAGACTGCTGTACAGCCTAAGGACTTCATGCCTTCCCAGTGGGGAGTCATCAAAGAGCGCATCGCTCTTGAGCGCAGCACCCAACAGCGTGACGCTGTAGCCAATGCGTTCCGCGCATGGGCTGGAGTGAAACCGGAGACACCCGCGTGAGCAGTTTTATAAACGTCGACATAAGCTCTGTGGAGTCCATGCTGAAAGGCCTGGACGGAGAGATCAAAGAGAAGGCCATGCGCTCAGCTCTCAAAGCGGGCGCGAGGATCGAGCAGCACGAGATCCAGGCTAACTGCCCCACGCGCATCGACCTCCCGTCGGGTTCCGCGCTTCCCGTTGGGGCTCTCCGATCTGACGTGATCATCAAGCTCTCTGGCAAGAAGGTCGACCGGCCTTATGCGGTCGTCAAGTTTGGCAAGTACACCGCGCACGTGGCCCGATGGGTCGAAGACGGGCACAAGATCCACTATGGTGGCCGCGCCCAACACGGGACGGACACAGGCGAGTCCACCAAGCCCAACCCATTTGTGTCGCGATCCTTCGAGGCGTCTCTGGGCGCGGTGCAGGAAGCAATCCAGACCACATTTCTGTCCAACATCACCAAGGCCGACAAGGCCAGCAACATCGAATCGGAGTAGCCATGCCAGCCGGAAATACCGTACAAGTCGTGCTGAGCATGAACGCTGACACCTACTCGGCGGCCATCACCAAAGCTCAGAAGCAACTGGACCAATTCAAAGGTAAGTCCGAAGAGGCCGGGAAATCCGTTGGCCAGTCCATGCAGAAGTCGCGCGAAGGCGTGATGATGCTCGGCGAGGAGATCGGCATCCGCCTGCCCCGCGGTCTGCGTAACTTTGTGACCGAGTTGCCCGGCGTCGCAACGGCAATGAATGCCGCCTTTGACGCGATTGCTGTCATCGCACTGATCTCTGTGGTGGTCGAAGCAGGCCGGAAGATCGCTGAGTTTATCTCCAAGTCGGAGGAGGCGGGTAAGGCGCAGACGAAGGCCTGGACTGACTCACTTGCCGCTCTGAAGATGACCGTCGAAGAGCAGACTGTCTCCAACGACAAGCTGCAAGACCAGGTAGATAAGTTAGAGCACAAGCCCCGCAATGCATTGAAGGACGCCATAGATGAGGCGATCGTTTCCGCTGGAAAACTAGGGGACAAACTCACCGAAGATATCAAGAAGATATCCGATGGCATCAAAGAGGAAAACGTCTGGCAGCGGATGGGCGTCCTCGGTCCTGGTGACAGCCCGGTAAAGGGCGAACTTGAAAACTACCAGGCACGCATCGCGCAGATCACCGAGGAAACTCAAGCGAATGTCGCCAACGCCAAAAGCATCAGAGACAAGACCGCAGCGCAGAAGGCAGGCGACGAAGCATACATCCGGGCGGGGAACGACTCGAAGGGTCGTCTAGGCGCGTTAGTAACGGCAAACACCACCACCACTAAGGACTCCACCGACGGGTTTGGTGTGACCGTACCTGGAAAAACCAACCACAACTATGCATTGGAGGCGGCGGCTACTGCTGGATCTAGAACCATAGACCTGAATAACGCCCTTACTAAAGGGGACGCGGGCAGCCTGGACAACCAGGACTACATTGCTGCACACAGCGGCGATAAGAACGCCAAGGAGGAAGCGGACAAGGCATCCAAGGCCGCACTGGACAAAGATCAAGCAACGCTGGATGCAAGATACCTTGACCCATCGAAAGATGCAGACAAGATCGCTGCGTACTGGATGGCTATTGTGCAAGCCACCGCCAAGGGCTCAGTGGAATACAAGGGTGCGATGGAGCACCTGGTCGCCGCCAACAAAGAGCAGTGGAAAGCTCTGCATGATCTGGTCAACAAGGAAACGCAAGACCCGCTGCCGCTCCCGAAGATGGCGGAGCTGAACAACTTCCTGCCGAAGGACCTGAACAAGAAGCTCGATGATCTCAGTCTGGAGTTATCCGACAAGGCTGCGCTTGCAACGATCAAAGCGAAGAACGAAATGGATAACTACACCAACAGCCTCAAGGTTGCGACCGGAGCCATGTCTGAACAGCAGGCTGCCTCGCAGAGGATGAGCAATGATGCTTTGGAGAATGCAG